ATATATTATCAGTTTTCATATTATCAATTATATCGGTGAATCTATTATGTTCAACATCTAATTTACCATCATTTAATACAAATGTTTTTATGTTAAAATCATCGTCTATAATTTCTTTAAGATAGTTTTCTGTCCATGATTTTACGGCATTAGTATCTTTTAAATATCCCTTGATTAAAACGGGTTTACGATAATTATCTGATAGTTGTTCAAAGATTTCTTCCGTGAGTTCAGTTGCGTTAATTGTAGGTATTTCTTGTGCTCTGACCTCTTTTTTTGATATATATTTTTTGATATATTTTTCTTCATAAAGACTTAATAAACGTTCAAAAATATTAAATCCTATATATTTATTTATTAAGAATAAAAAAGAATATAACATTTATGAAATATATACAACTATTCTTTAAACATTTTCTATAGTATAATATAATGAAAAAGAGTGATTGTACAAAGTTGGCAGAGTTTTGTCATAATACGAGAAATCGTGTTACATTAAAGATGTGTGATTACACTGGAGAAGAGTGTGAAGCTTTAAGAGAATATCATCAGGTTTTACTTGTAACCGAGTGCTTATGTAATTATGTTGCTTGTTGTTATTGTGAACGTGAAGATATAACTGAACATATAAAAAAAGAATTAAATCAGAGATGCGGTGAGTTGAAAGGTGCGTGTGAAAAGATTCATAAATTAGTTCCAGAAGAAAAAGAATATTTGAATTGTGGAAAGATAAAAGGATTATGTGGTAAAAAGAAAAAAACTAAAAAGAAGTAAAAATAAAATATATGTATATATATAAAATGGGAAAAAATGATCGAAATCGGGCTAGAAGTAGAAAGACTCAAAAACGGACATATCGGAGCCGAAAAAGAACATCAAAAAGATTATACAAAAAGAGTTTAAGAAAAAATAAAATTAAGAGTCGTAAAAGTAGATCCCATATGAAAGGTGGCCGCCCCACGCACGGCACGCAGCCTGCTGACGTCCCGCAGGAGGTTTCCCCGGGGAAATCACAGACGAACCCCCGGGGTGCTTTGGTTTCGTTTGGATCAAAGCTTAACGCTAAACAGCAGCAAAGAAGACGAAATTTTAGCCCGTCAGATAGTGAAGAAAAACGACAAGAATTGATCAAGACGAAAAGGAGGCTGACGGGTCAAAAGAGAAAAAGGAGCCCAAAAGCGACCACAAGAATGAAAGCGAGATTATACCTTAAAAGGAAAAGGAATGAGGGTTCTTTGAAAAAGGGGGCTCTTGGGACTTTAGGATTAGGTGCAGCTGCTACAGCAGGGGTATTAGCTGCTCCTTCTCTTGCGGCTTTAGGACTAGGCGCAGCAGCTACAGCAGGTTTGTATGGAATCAAGAAAGGCTATGATGCCACAGGTTTACAAGATTATAGTTTTGATCGTATCGAGAGAGATAATCCCGAGAAATCGGGTGAAATTATATTCAAGCTTACTGATAAAACTTATAATAATAATAATTTCTTTTTAATTACTCAGAAAAACTCACAATGTATTGATCAATTTATAGGTATTATGAATGAAGCATACACACAAACGAAGGCGGCGATGCCTGAAGATCCAGAATCAAGCACGGAAGAAAGTACAGATGATTCTGATTTTCCACTAAAAACCATTAGTGAAAGTTCAGAACCACTGGATACTGATATTCTACAAGGTGAACTCGAACTTGAGACTGCGTTAAGTTTAGGCCAGGATGAAACTAAACAAAAGAATTTACTTAATCAAAAATATGATCAAAAATTAGATAGTATCTCAGTTAAAATTGCTGCGGCTTTTCATGATACAGAGATAGATTCCTTTGAATTATATAAAGCTTTCAAACAAGCGATCCTTAAGTATTTCTCGTCGTCAAGAAGAGACTGCGACATTAAACTAAATCAATGGGTATTAGGTTACAGGGAAGAAAAAAATAAAGTACATATTGTACTTACTGACCTTAGTGGACAAGAAAGAGAGTCAATAGCGGTAGAATTACCTAAGGAACGTAAGGAAAAGGGGGAAAAAGCATTACGTGAATTTTCAGAAGGTCAGAAACTGAATATAAAAAAGAAAAAACTTAAAGATTTATGTGAAAAATTGGTATACGAAGTTAATATTGGTAATGTAGATAGCGGTGAATTTATAGCGGCTTTAGATGGAATTAATTATAAAACAAATGATGAGTTGTATCCTGTCACATCTAAATACAAGTTGGAGGGGGACCTCGATCTTGCGAGTGTGACTAATTTCGAAAGAGGATTGCCGCAGCCTACCGGCTTATCGGCTGCCAACGCACCCGTATCCGCCACCGACGCAGCCGAAACGCCGCCTCCCTCCTCCCCCGCACAGCCTTCCTCCGAACCCGCACAGCCTTCCTCCCAACTCCCGCTTGCCACATCCCCCCCCGCCGAAAAGGATTTATGGGAGTTCTTTAATACTATAAATTACAATACACCCATAAATCTTAATATAAAAGCATTTAAAAATGAAAGAAAAATATATATTGAGTGTCGCTTGATGCAAAACGGAAATTTTACTGTTTTACCACCGTTTCGTACTACAAAATTAAAAGAATGGTTAGACGGGAAATTAAAAGAGGTTAGTACTGACCCCCAGGTATACAAAGATGTTTCTGCGTTGTTTGATAATTTAAAGGGATATCGTAAGGATAATGTAAAAAATAAAGTCAGCTCGGTCTCGGCTGCGTTGAGATATCTGGTCACGGTAAGAAAGTTAGAACTTCTATATGATTTTTTCAGTCAAGTAGATATCAAAGTCAACTCAGGAATAACAGATAAAAATTATATTGACATCGACGGCTCCGATGTCCAAACCTTTGAATTGGAGTCGCCGCCGACACCGGATAGCGCGGTGGCGCAAGCGGTGTCGGCAGCGACAGGAAATCCCGGGTTCTCGGTTCCTGAATAGATATACCGATTAATCAAATATTTAAAGAACTATTAATAAATATATATAAAGAATCAATGGAATCTACAGATTTAAGAAATGTTTTATCGGGACCGGAAACGAAAACTGAAGAAAATGAAGATAAATCTAAAATTAAAAACTCAGATAAACATATATTAAATAAGAGTTTACCGGATGAATGTGATATAAATGTAAATGATTTTTTAGAAGAGAAGAAAGAAGTAGAGAGTTCTATGTATGATAAAGAATGGACAAAATTGGAAAAAGGTATGAAATTGAATCGTCTACAAAACTTTGTCTTAGAAGAAAAAGAAAAGAATAGTTTAGATGATAAGAGTTCAGAAAGTTTAAGAACACTACTATTCAAGATGTGTAATGAAGGTCAATTTAATAAAGCGAATATAGTTGAATATGAAAATGAAAAAATAATTAGTATTAAGATAATAGAATATGATGAAGATAGTAAAACATATAAAGGGAAAAAAGTAAAAAAAAAAGTAAGAACAACACCAAAATCTAAATCAAATCTGGATAGATTATTAAAAAAAAATAAGTCATAGTTTATAAATCTATTATATGGAAGAAAAGATAATAGATGAAAATATTTTAGAAGAAATAAAAGTAAAAGATGAATCTTGTCCTATATGTTTAGAGGAGTTAGAAAATCCATGTAAGACTGAATGTAATCATATTATCTGTAAGAGTTGTATAGAGGAATGGTTTAAAAAGAAAAAAGATACTTGTCCTCTTTGTAGAAATGTTATAGAAAGTTATCGTGAAAATGATGAAAGAGTAAAAGTTATAAAAATAGAAGAAGTTCCATCATTATCTAATGAAGAAACCGAAAGATATATGTTATTTTTAAGAAGTATGGTAGGAAGATTAAGATTCTTTAAATATATGTGTTATTTATTTATGACTAGTAATTTATATCTGTATTTCAAATATAGTAATACATATTATACTATGCAAGAATACAAGAATATTTTTGAGATATGTAATAGTAGTTTAGCTCAAGATACCATAAGAATGGACGAAATGAATAATGAAATGAATAATGAACAAAGTCATTTGTCAAGTGTTTTAGTTGTTATGGGAGATCATATGAGAAGATGTTTAATGCCCGATGAATATATCTCTAAATGTTTTTAGATGAAATCACTAAAAATCCTCATCAATTTCAAAACTCCCTGTATTATCTACATTAGGATTTGATGCGTTTGCATACTCACCCACACGTTTTTCAAAGAAATTAGTTTTTCCTTGAACGGAAATAAGTTCCATCCATTCAAACGGGTTCACTGTATTATAAATCTTTGGAATACCCATCATTAAGAGCAATCTATCAGAAACATACTCTATATATTGTTTCATTAAATCTTGATTCATACCTATAAGAGAGCAAGGTAAAGATTCAGTAATAAACTCTTTTTCTATTTCAACTGCTTCAGAAATAATCTGTATAACAGTTTCATTAGAGGGTTTATTTTCGAGCATAGAATACATTAGGACAGCAAACTCAGTGTGCATACCTTCATCTCTACTAATGAGTTCATTACTAAAACATAGACCGGGCATTAATCCTCTTTTCTTTAACCAAAAGATAGAACAAAAAGCTCCTGAAAAAAATATTCCTTCAACAGCAGCGAAAGCAATCACACGTTTACCAAAATCTGAATCTTTATCTTCAATCCATTTTTGAGCCCACTGAGCCTTCTTTTTAACAGAGGGGATTGTTTCAATGGCATTTAATAATTTATCTTTCTTTACACTGTCCTTAATGTATGTATCAATAAGGAGAGAGTATGTAATACCGTGAATATCTTCCATAGCTATTTGGAAACCGTAGAACATTTTAGCTTCTTTAATTTGTACTTCATTTAGGAATCTTTCACCAAGATTTTCGTTCACGATACCATCACTTGCTGCAAAAAAAGCGAGAACATTTTCAATGAAATGTCTTTCATCATCTTCAAGTTTATTAAAATCAGTCAAATCTTTTTCTAGATCAATTTCTTCTGGTGTCCAGAAACTAGCAACAGCTTTCTTATACATTTCATATACTTTATCATTTTTGATTGGGAAAACAACATATCGCTTATTTTCTTCAGTAAGTAGATATTCAGACATTTATAGATATACATATATATACTTCAAATAACCTTTAAATTGAGGGTTTTTTAAATGAACACTTAAAGTAAAAATATATTGTTATTATTATTTACTATGAAAATAATGGTATATGATTTAGATGATACATTATATGATACAAAATTACTAAAGGATAGAAAGAGAATAGTATATGATGAAGAACTTTATAGATTATTAAATAATGGTCATCCAAGTTATATTTATACAAATGCTGTATTAACACACACTTTAGATATTTTGAACAGGAAAGAAATTACAGATATAATAAAAGGTATTTATTATAGAACTAATATCATAGAGCACATGAAACCAAATATATATGGTTTTAGAACTGTAGAAGAGGATATTCTTTATAAACAGAATATATCAATATTCGATTCAGTTGAGATATATTTCTTTGATGATTTACCAGAAAATCTTAAAACAGCAAAGAGAATAGGATGGAAAACGATTTTAATAAGTTCATTTTATTATGAAAAAGATTATATAGATTATCAATATTCTTCTATAAAAGAAGCTCTAAGAGATATGAAAAAAAAGAATATATTATAAATTATAAGGATTCTTTTTATGTGGTCTTTTTTTGGTTGGAAAGAAGAAAAAAGAGAATCTGAAGATAATGAAGACTATGAGGAACAGACAATAAAAACTTATAAACATCATTCAAGTCATCCTTCAAATAATTTTTCTCCTAATCAAGATTATACGAGAAGTGAAAATAATCAATATACACAGGGGATACAACCTATTTCGCCTATTTCACCCTTGCAATCTATGCAACCTATTACACCTTTGCAATCTATGCAACCTATGATATATATTGATCCTTCACAATACAATCTAAGTCGTGATAATATAAGTCAAGGGATTTCTTCCGATGATGATGATGAAGAGAATCGCGTAATAAATGAAAATTTAGATTATGATGCTGATTTTTTAAAGCTTAAATCAGAAGATGTATTTCTTAAAACTTACAATATACATGATATAGAAACTAAGGATAGTTTTATAGATGTAATACCTGAGTTTCCTAAAACACTAAACATAGAAAGTGAATTAGCATTCATGGAATTAAGATCTTGGTTTTACAATACAACGGATTTATTAAATATATGGCACATACATAATAAGAAATCAAAATTAGATTATGCAAATTCTATGAAATATTTATCATTCAAATTAAAAGAGATAGTTTTATATTATTTTGATTATAAAGTTGATTATAATGATGTTAATGAGGGCATACAGAGAGGTGATAAAAATATAGGTGATAAAATTGATAGTAAATACATAAAAAAGAAGTTATTTTATTTTAAAAACTCTGGAGAAGATCATATTCAATCATTATTAGATAATTATCCTACTAGATTTTATAGAGATTTACCTGAACAACATAAAGAGTTTTATGAGGAAAAAAGCGAATGTTGTTTATTATGTAATAAAATAACATTTAATGAGATAGAATCTATAAAATATTCGATTGATAAGATGCAATTAACAGAAGAACAGTATAATATATTTAAAAATGAATATCTTTCAAAATTAAAGTATCTTGAACGTAGAAAAAAAAAGTTTAAGAAATTATTTTGCTTTTCTAATACAGCATTACAACTTGGTTCTGTTGTACTACCTACCCTTATAACTATTAAAGATAATATAAATGTTCATGATGTCCCTGAATTAAAAAAGACAATGGATATATCTGCAATAATATTATCAGTTTTGATGGGTATAATAACTAATTTAACAGTTTTCTTTAAAGTAAATCAAAGATATAGTTTGTATACACAATATGATAATAAATTAAAACAAGAAATGAGAAGATTTATTACATATTCAGAAAAATATAATGATAATGATGTGAAAGATACTCATCGTTTATTTCCTCAGTTTTCTGTAGCAATAGAAAATTACATTGAAGAACTCAGTAATCAAGAATATGATTATATCGTAGGAAATAAAGAAAAAGATATGAATGCTTTCGCTAAGAAAGATGAAATCTATAATAGAGGTAATGTTAATAGAGAAATAGTTATCAGCGAAAAACCTAGAAGAAAAAAAGATCCTAAAGATAAACCTAATAATTTACCTCCCTCAACACCTCATCCTCAAAAAGATAAAGGTCAAGATGGAAAATCTACAGATGAAGATGATAAAAATTCTGAAGAAGATAAAGTTTTTGAAGATGAAAAAAATGAAGAAAATGTAAATACTGATTCTGAAATAAAATAAAGATTAATATATGAATGGATTAATCTTTTTAATCATAATACTCGTAATATATAGAGTTATTATAGAGTATATTGAATTAGAAACTAAAACGAAATATTATTTTTATGGTATTACAGGATTTTATAGTATTTATTTATTCATGTATTATTTTTATCCCGAATACATTTACAAAATGTTTAAAGAAATATACGAAACAAACAAGAAACCATTATATGATATACAACCTTTAATGCCTATAAGAAAACAAATATCTCATAAAGAACTCTTACATTCTAAACAAGGAGGTAGATGTTATAATTGTATCAATTTTATATTAGGAGATGAAGTTGATAGTTGTTCAATAGATGTAGATGAAAATAATAAAATGAAATTATTGTGTCCTAAATGTTATAATAAAGTAAGATTTTATTAAATAAAAAATAATTTACGTCTTTCATTGACATTACTCCTACAGATTGGACATTTAGTATTCATATTTCCACTATCAAACTTATCACAATCTTCACAAATAGTATGACCACATGGATTATAATAATTTGATACAATATTGACAAAACAAATACCACACTTATTACCTATATTAACATTATTAACATGTAATAACTCATTTAAATATTTCATATAGTTAGCTTTTGCATTTGTATATTTAGTTTTGATTTCATTCAGCTTTTCACTTTCATTAGTATCTTCTAAAAGTATGTCGATTGATTCTTTCAGTAGCTTATAATGGTCACTAGGTATATCATTCAATTTAGTAACGAAATCTAAAAAGGCATTAATCTTATCAAGATTATTTTTTATCTTAATTCTATAATCTTCATAGTTCTTTTCGCACATCTTTAACTCATCTCTTAAAGAATTGCCTCTTTTAATGAACTCTTGAACATTTTTTAGAGTTTCCGATTCTGTATTATCTTGCACAACAAAGGCATCATTATCTAAATATTCTATAAGATCATTTTTTACATTTAATAAACTATCCATATTATTAACATGAAGACAAATAGGTAATTTACTGTCAAATATATGAGAATTATTATTAGTATTTTCTATAAAAGCATAGTTTCCACTATCACAAAAAGATCCTGTAAAATTATCCATTTATACTATTTACTTAAATATCTTTAATTATATTTTTCAAGAATATCTAAGATTTTAAACTTATTCTTAGGTTTAGAAGATTCTTTAAGAACTAAGAGTTTATCTCTTAAAGATTCATTTAAAAGATTATCTATTTCATTATTCATTTGCTCCAAACAAGACAAAACACGATATGTAACATTATCATCATTAGTATTTTGAAGTATATTAAATAATTCATCAAGATTATTTTCAATATAATTTTTTAAAACTCCAAGTTTTTCAAGTTTTACAAGTAAGAGATTTAAACCATATAACTTTTCGGTATAAAGATTCATATCACACAAATTATCGTATGTTTTGTTTGAAAAATTAGAACTAGCGTTAATGTTAATCTCCTTTTTAATGAGTTCAATAGAACTCATAAGAGTTTCCTTAGTAGATTCATCAATCAGTTCATTAATAATAATTGCGTAGCATTCAATATAATTTGAGTGTGTTATTGTTTTTTTAAGAATTGTATCAAAAAAATATGAATATAAGTGTTTTTTTATAGAACATTCTTTTATTATATCGCTAATTATAGTTTCTTTATTAATATTAGAGATCTTATTAAGATTGTTATTTAAGGATTGTATGGTATATGTATCGCTTTCTTTATTTTGTGAAATCTTGCGATTAGTTTTTAAACCTGTTCTGAAATAATTTTTATTTAGTTCAATGCTATCTAAAAAACTGGTTAATTTAGTTTTATCATTATTAACAGAGACATAATGTTTATAAAAGTCTGTAAACTCCGAATTATTATTTACATATTTTGACTTTAAATAGCTCATCTTATATTTATTTAATATTAATATTTATTTAAATAATATCAGACAATCCAGGTAAAGAAGAGAAATAAAAGAAACTAATGCCTGTAAAGATTAAATAACCTTTATTAAATGTATAATTATTGTCCATTTTTAGTATACTCGCCATATAATACAATCCTATCATCATTGTAGAAAATATAACAATATATTCATATATTTCAATTACATTTCTTTTTTCATACATAAAACTTATCATATATAATAAGATTAAAAATAACACTATTAGATGTAAAAACTTTGTTACGAATCTTCTAAAGTATAATTCAATTGAATATGTTAGTATAAACATAAAAACCAATAATGTATAAGAAATATTCTTTGATAATTTATAGATAAGAAATATAGGTAGTGAATATAATCCATTGATAAATAATATGCGAGATAAGGAAAAATCAACCATTTATACTATATTATAGAATATTAATCAAACGGGTTAGAATATTAATCAAAAATATTGAAATCTGAAATATCATCTTTCATTTGTTTTACAACATTTCTACTTCTTCTATAAATATTAGTACGAACTTTTGAGTTCTTTGATAGATAAATAATACATATAATAATAATGACTAGTAATGATATCCAAAATATATTCAGAGATTTATCTTCTGTTTCTGAAAGATCATCTAAACTCTGTAGATTTCCTTGAATCTGATCATATATATGCCAACATATTGTTATAATTAAAGCAATTAAAAACGCTAAAGGACCCAAAGTAGGTATAAGGATCATAAATATAATTATAGCAAAAAAATATACTAAATTATTTCTTATATATCCATAATCTACTTTTATAGATGTGTTCTTTGTTCCACAAGAATTATTTGTCAGAGTATCTGATACAGTTGAAAGGGAACTGGCTACAACATTATCTTCAACAGATTCTACATAATCAGAAATATATGTACTCATATTTCCAAAAAAACCACTATCAGCATTTGCTACATCTCTGCATTTATGAGTATTAGGTGCGTCCACCACAGGTATAGCAGATATTATAGATTTAATTTCTTCACCTAAACATCCTGCATAGGAAAGAGGATTTAATGCTTGCCAAATTCTATGACTCATTACGTTCATTTCATTTTCTTTAACTTGAGCTGCTCTGGCATCTATACTAGCATACTGATTTAAAGTTTGACCATATTGACATATTTTATCTCCAATAACTTTTGTTAATGTATTATTACCATAACCTAAAAGATTCATTGCGGGTGCGGTATCTAAATCAGTAGTTTGATCATTACTATTGAGTGGAGTTACAATACTATCAAAAATATTATGTTTTAATGATAATCCTGTATATGATGGAATAATTGGATAAAAAATATTTCTTATATAACTCATATTACTATTGTGAGGTTCAGATGATCCATTAGGATTATCAGCACCACCATTTTCACATACATAACCTAAACATTTTAATCTATTTTCACAAATATCTCTATCAATAATGTTATATTTTGCTAAATCTTTTTGTTGCGGAGTCATAGTAATATATCTTTCAAAATCTGAATCTTGAACGGTTGCTGGGGACCTATCTATATTTCCGAATATAGATGTATGAACATTTGAACAATCTTCTTTTCCGTTTGAATCAGGATCCGAATTAGGATTCCCGTAACAATTTTCCCACGTATCACACTGATCCTCTTTTTGTAAACAATAACAGTAATTTTGAGAAGCTAATCTAAAAATACTATTAATTTTTATATTCTCTCTTTCATTGACAAAACTTTTAGTAGATGAATCTGTGCTGGTACTACTGGGACTACCATCAGCAGTAGTTGCTTGAGCATCCTTTGTAACAGGACCTGCGCTATACGTTAAACAATTTATATCATCACCACATAAATCATTATTAATTGTAGGTGCTTTATAATCAAAATTAAATAAGTAACTTTCATAGTTTTCACTATCACGTCCCGAATTACTACTGCATAATAATTGATCATCATTTGGGGAACCACATTTATTTTTTAATTTCTTTAATTCTTTTATTAATTCATTTGAATATGAATCATCACTACAGATGTGAAAGTTTTCTCCTCCAGCATTTAAGCTAGAGCAAGTTTTTCTAGACATCCAAGTTTTTTCATCTGTTTCTACAATATTTCCCGTTATAGGGTTTATTTCTTGACAATAACAATAATTCATATCTGTTGGATTTAAAAAAGCATTTATATTGTCTTTTACTACATCAAATATTGTATATGATTCATTAATACAGTTTTTTAAATCAGCTGTTGGTAAATCTGTATTCACATTCTTACAGAATATCTTTTCACTATTATTACAGTTTGGATCAGCTGCTGTCTTTGTGTTTTTATTTTCTTGACATTCATCCTGAACTTTTGAACTAAGAGGATTACGACAATCATTTATAAAATCTTCTAAAACTTTGACAACTAGTCTAATATCTTCTTTAACATCATACTCATTCTCAAAATCATCGCTATATATATAATATGCAGTTTTAGGATTACTATCTTTTGTAGCAGCGTATATTGTTTTGAAATTACTTAATAATTTTTCAAGTATATCCGGAACTATTTGTGATTGAAAACACTTTATATCTCCATCTTTAGTAATATATTCAAAACAAGGGATACAGGCACACTGCTCAAAAATATCAGCAAAATATTTTGTATTTTGAGGTGAAACATCTTTTGAAATATCTTTAATACTAGGTGTAAAAAAACAACCATCTGTACAATCTGGACCACATTTTCTAAAACATTTTTCTTTATTTTTATTTTTTACTCTAAGATTACCATTTAAAGGATCTATAGTTTTTAAGTTAAGAAGAGTTTTAGGATTACATGGGAATCCCCCATTATTTGGATCACAAACATCTTTCAAATCTTGATTCACCCATTGACCAGCGCTATTATCACTTCCTAAGTATGTATTATTGTATTCATCTATTAATTCATTAATCTTGGATAATAACTTATTTTTACTAGTAGAATCTTGATTTTTAGTATAAACTTCTTGACCATATACAGTTTTCATTATCATAAAAATATAATTTAATCCGTGATATTCAATATTTTCATCGAGATTTATATTTCCATCACTATTGTAATTTACATTGTTTATCTTTTCTTTAAAAGGAAAAGGAGGTTTTAACATTGTTTTTACATCATTGTAACTTGTCATCTATATTATACATACAAAATATTTCTTAGAAGTATTATATACTTTTTATATTTTTTATGATTTTATGATATAGTTAATACAATCGTATCAATATTTTTTCCTCCAGATGTGTAATGTATGTTGCCTGGTGAAGATGTATCTGCTGAAGATGTATCTGCTGAAGATGTATATTGTAAATTACTTATATCAATACCATAATTAGATATAAAAGAATTAATAGTTGTTATTTCATCGGTAGTTATAATACTATCATTTGTAAAGATACTATCATTTGTTAAAAAAGAATTAATAGTTCTTATTTCTTCGGGAGTAAAAACACTACCATCTACAAGGGTAGAACTACCATTACACCCTATAGTATCTTTGTTGAACTGATTTCCCGTTTCACTGGTATATAATGTATAAATGTCTATACCTGTGAGTATTAGTTCTTTTAACCTAATAATTAAACTAGGAATATCTGAGATTGTAAAATCCTCGGGACATACCGAAAAATGTGTATTAAAGGATAATCCATTATCATATTTTACAAAATTATCTATCCCCGGTGTTGGTGGATGTGGTGGTGAGTCGCTTTCTGTTAAATCAGCAAAATCATAAGTGCTAAGATAACTGTTAATAAGCCCGTAATTAAAACTCCAAGAATCTGTTTTATCAATATCTAAATCTAAATTACAAATCTTATTTTCTAATGAATTTCCATTCGGACTGTTTTCATTCGTTATAGTTGTTGAAATCGTCGTGGTTCCCAATAACGTCTCAATGTCTACATTAATAGTTGCACCTGTATCACCAAAGAACATATCGTGTATATCATCTGTTCTTAACGCCAATAACTTTAATAGTATTTGTTCAAATGATTTGGGGGTAGGAGAACTTAAGTTACTACTTATTTGTGTAAGTATACTATTAATATCAAAAGTTATCTTATCACCATTTATACTTCCTATATCATAATGGACATCTGGAGGAGATGTAGGAGATGTAGAAGATGCTATAAATGAATCAATATCTTGTCCTTGTACACTTGATGTATATAATTTCAAATGATTATCCTCTTTATAGAGAAGGAACTTATATAAATAAATATCGGATGATTGAAAATTACTATCACCACAATTAAAAGTAATATCTCCAACAATAGGAATATTAATCTGAGCTGATGATTTAAAATGTAAATTATTCAATTCTACTATAAATGTCAATATATCTCTATTACCAGTTTCAGTAATATCATTTAGTCTTACAAGATTACTTATATCTTGGGCATCATAGCTTCCTTTCACATAAAATTTAATGGAATTAAAATCTGGATCAGTATTTGGATCAGTATTATAATCCTCGGGTAAAATATTATCAGTTGGAGTGTATTTCATAGTAAAAAAACTACTCACCTTATATTTGTTCCAACTATCGTCACTAGTAAAGTAATTTATGTTATTACCAGTTTCATCTAGTTCAGGTGTTTTAATCATTTTATTCAAATATGTTTGCAAAATTGTATTCAAACTTGAAGATTGTCCTGATCCTGGAACAGTCCCTGTAGATGGGTCATCACTAATTTGTAATGATAAATTAATTGAAGGTAAACAACAATCACTTTCTTTGCAAGGACCATTACACACACCATCGGGTTTATTTTCTCCAGGACATGGATTAGATGGATAGTAATTACTACACAAAGTATTATCATCTACACAACATTCATCTATTGTACAAGTTTCACTACCACATATTGGAGGTGTATGACTTTTAAGGACTTTCCCAGTTGTACAAATATCAGCGGAACAACTCGGTTGTGAAGGATTATTAACTTCATGGGGTACATGAAAATCACTGTGAACACTTTGTTCTGAAGGAGATTCTACACGACATGCTTGATAAATATTTCCTATATATGGATAAGAACTTAAATCTATTGAACTTAAAGCATCAGAGCATGATTCCCATATAAAATTAGTGAGACCACCGCTTGAACAAGGTTCATTGTCAGAAATAGAATCTGGAGGATCACCAACATTTTGATAAATAACATCAGAATCTCGACTCTTACAGAAATATGTTTCAGGTTTACAACAATTATCTATGTCACAATTATCTCCTGAACACAGATTGTATGTGTCTAAAATCGGTTTATCATCAGGACATTGAAATGTTTCTGCTTCAGCTTCAGCACCACAAGTGCTTCTAGGGGAGGTCAGTGGTAGTGCTTCATCTATACAACATAGACCCGTATCGTAATTGTGCCATATTTTATTACCATCGAGTTTCTTACCAGTTGTACACTCTATACTCCCTGACATATCTGAACAGGTTGGTTCAGGTTCACAACATATACCATTAATACAGCTTCCTGCATCAGTAGGACAATTTGTTCTTCCATTATTCTTTAATTTATAGCCAGTATTACAATGAAAACTGGAACAATTAGCTTTTTGTATACAACAATGATAATCATCATTACTACAATCGGGTGTTGTACATCTAGCATTAGTATCAGGATAATAACCCTCTGGACATTCTTCATCAGAAGGATAATGACTTGTACACATTGGATGTTCTTCACAGCATTCTGACTGAGTGCAGCCATCATTAGAGCAATTATCTGGATTAACTTTTAGTAATGTATTTTCCGGACACACAAAACTTTGTGGAACATTATCTGATCCTACACCATGAATATTGTTGCACGTAAAAGCTGGAGAACAACATTCATCATGACTACACCCCTCTTCAGAACAAGTATCACGATTTGAACTGAATCTAGAATCTTGAGGACATGAAAATTGTGTTACATCTTGTTCTACACCTTGTATATTTGTACAAGTATAATCTGGAAGACAACAATATTCTTTTAAAGTATCATTTGATAGATTTGAGTTTTCTATGATTTTTTCTGAATTAAGTCTAGTATTTCCTGTATTCGTAGAACAATTATCATCGTGATTATCTGTAGACCATCTATCACACATGTAATCAGACCATTCAGATATTGAAGGTAAAGTTTTCAGATCTATATCTTCATTGAAACAATGTGCAAATTGTTCTGGTGTATTCATTCTTTTTGACCATTTACAATCTCTATTATTAATTTTAAAATTAAAAAAGTTCTTAGGTTTATTATATGAATTATCACTTTTAAATATAGCACCACTATTTGTTATGGTAATATTTTCATCATCTGCATCTACACCTAGAATATTATCAATATCAGGTGTATCACCAAACATTCTTTTCATAAGAGGAGGATAACAAGAACTATCAAGATATGAACCTGTAATCTCAGAAGATTGTGTTAATTTAGATAAATATGAATCTTGTAAATTAGTGGGATTAAAACTACAACTATCACTATCATTTTGTCCGGCATCCATACCAGTAGCGTCTAAACTATTAGTAATACCGGACCAAAAATCTGGTATATCCTTTACATTAAAAGAAGTGGCTATATTTCCATTAACTATACTATTTTTAGCATAATGAAGTAAATCTGATCTAAATATTCCCCCATTAAGAATACACTCTTTAGGTGTAAATATCTTGTTTGAATGTTCTTCATTTCTATGTGGCTGTTCGCATAAAGCGTCCCATACACAATTATTTTGTAAATTACAATCATTTAAAGTTTTATAATTATGACATTGTAAAGCTGTATTACCATTATTTGCACCAGATTCACTAGATTCATCAGATGTAATAATTTGAGAACAACCCGATAAATATACTAAGTCTACATTAGTATTAATTTCTTCATTATTAGAATCTTTAATATTAATTTCAGGTGTTTTAGTAGAATCTTTAAAATCATACTCCCACCAAGTTTGTAGACTATTTTGACTATCTTTTAAAATATCTGTGAAAGAAACTTCATTTTGATTATGTCCATCTGTTATAGTTGTATTACCTCTAGTTAAATCTTCAGGTAATAATTTTAGATATTTAATACTCACAGGATCTTTAGGATATACAAGTGTAGCTGGGGGTAAATGTGAGATATTATCATTAAGATTTCTAACAGCATCATCTGTTGAACAAATATTCATAAGTGAGGTATTACTTCTTCTAGCTTCAGTGGTTGTAGCAGTAGATGTTGGGCATACTTTTTGTGTAGTCTTAGTATCAGCCGTAGTATCAGCCGTAGTATCAGTCGTAGTATCAGCCGTAGTATCAGTCGTAGTATCAGCCGTAGTATCAGAACTATCTGTAGTTCCCGTAGTCAAGAAACCTAAAATATCACCTAGACCAAATCCTTCATTTATTTTTATGAAATAAAAGAAACATAAAATTACAGATAATAATAATATTATCTTCACATTTTTCATTTATGTGTATATATAAATATTATAAAATAAATAGATAAATAAACAAGTATATAATGGGTTTCGCATCTATCATACCTGAGTCTGAAGAAGATGGTTATAAAAGATATTTATTGTTATTTGAAAGTTTACGAGAGTTTGAAGATGAAGAATATATAAGATTTAAGAATAATTTTAATGAATTATTCTCTTTAGAAAATACTGAAGATAATAAAGAAATGATAATGAGAATAGATACAAGAAATATAGAGACTATACCATTTTCAATATTATACGATTTTTCTCATAATTTATTGGATATAAAACCTAGAGCTGAAGGGATTTTAAAAAAGACTATAATCATAGTTTCAAGACAATTAGTTATAAATGCTTTTAAAGTTCTTTTTATGATATGTTCACCTATTTCAGAAATAGAATATGTTTTAGAGTAATTTACTATAATTTACTGTAAACCAAAGCATTATCGGGACCCCATTCATTTGTCATATGTAAGAATACATCTGGATTACTAATAGTTGTATTTGTTATAAGTCGTGGATTAATGCTCATAGTTTGAAGTTCTTGAATTAGTAATTTCATAGCATATGGTAATTCAACATTAACTTTTTTATCTTCAGTATTACTATGATCTATTAAACCAGTATTTTCATTAATTTGTATTGTATATTTATCAGATCTTTCCATTACACTTTCTCTCATAAACTTAGAAATACCGTGAGAAATAATACTATCCCTTTCCATTTCTCCTATACGGAATCCACCACCACTAGCTCTACCTGATACAGGTTGTCTTATTAAACCATTCATTTTCCCAGTAGCTCTAGAATGAACTTTATCTGCGACTTGAATCTTTAATCTTTGATAATAAATAGGTCCCATAAAAATAGAAGTATGAATCTGCTCACCAGTTATACCGCTGTAAAGGACTTCATTACCTTTACCTTCGTATCCATAACCTTCTAGAATCTTAGTGTAATCATTAATTTCATTATTTTGAAAAGGAGTAGCATCACCCAAAAATCCTCCTAAAGCTGAACTTTTACCTAATATCATTTCTAATAATTGATTAACAGTCATACGACTTGGGATTGCGTGAGGATTAACAATGAGATCAGGAACAATACCATCTTTAGAATACGGCATATCTTCTTGTGATAAGAGCATACCACATACACCTTTCTGTCCAGGACGACTTGAGAACTTATCACCTATTTCTGGGATTCTATTCTTTCTTACACGAACTTTACAAGTTCTAAGACCATTTTTGTTATCATAAACTATTACTTTATCAACAATACCATATGTATTCTTTTTGATAGTGCCACCTGATAATTTAGTCATTTCACCATTTTCAGTATTAACTTTAGTACATTTACAAGAAAAGACATCATTATCGGTAATATATATATTTTCTTTTATAAATCCATTATCATCAAGTTTATCATAATTTTTAGTTCCTGTATTCATTACATTTGTTTGATATTTAGGATTACAAAACTTAGAAGTGACACCATTATTAGATTCTTCAGAATCTTCATAACTTCTAAAATAAACATTTTGAAACATACCTCGTTCAACAGAAGATTTATTAAGAATAACAGCATCTTCTTGATTATATCCACTATAACAGGC